ACTCGATTCGCGAACGTGCTGATCGAAGACATCGAAACCTCCTTGGGTTCGCACTGCCTCCAGCGTGTTCCGATTCTCCGGAGCGCGAACTGAGATTCCGCTGCGCGAGGCGGCTTATCCCCCCGATTCACAGGATTACGGTTAATTGGGGCACGTCAAACAGAACGAGTTCCGAGGGCGAGTGCCGCCAATCTGCGCTGCGGACGAGGTCTAGCGTCCCTCACGTGCCTCCCTGTTACATACTTGCCCGTCTCTCCGTAGGGCATCTATGGAAGCGAGGGCATCTATGGTGCATGCATCGGGCCTGAAGGCGGCAGATTGCTTGGCAACTACACAGACGTCCAACAGCTCCTCACCAAGCCTAAGTATGAGGCTGATCGAGAGGCGCGTTTACGTTGAACAATCAACCCCCGTTAGAACGACGCCAGCGCCATCGTGATCAGGTCATCGCCGAGGTGTGCGACTCGGCGCCATAGATGCCCTTTCTTGCATAGGCGCCCTCCAGAATGATGGGCACTTATGGCCCGAGACGGGGTCCCTGTGATGCTGAATCGTTGCAGAAGGTCGTCCTGGGAATTTGGTTTTTAGCTTCGCTCGGACGAACAGCTATCTCTGAGCGAAGTCGATGCATGAATGTTCGATGACGAACGCTGCAACCCTCTTTGCAAATATACAGCTACGCTGCGAAGAAGATCATGATCCTTCGCAATCGTGCGAACCGCTCCTTCGTTCCGAAAACGAGTGCGCGTGATATAACTGCTTGTCAGTTGCGTCGCGTCGTTGACCACTCCACGCGGAGAGTTTCATGACCGGCCAAAAGCAGAATGTCATTCCCTTGCACAACGACGATGTAGCATCCGTCGGATACAAGCGCCCTCCTGTAAAAAGCCGTTTCAAGCCAGGCCAGAGCGGCAATCCCTCGGGCCGCGTCAAGGGAAGCCAGAATTTCAAGACGCTCTTCAGAAAAATCCTGAACGAGGAGGTCTCGCTCAGGGAAGGCTCCGATGTCCGCAAGGTCTCCAAGGCGGAAGCCCTGATGCGGGGCCTGGTGGTCGGAGCATTGAGGGGCGACACCCGCAGTCTGGGCACGCTCTTCCGGTTTGCCGAGCAGGCTGGGCAGTTCGAGGAGCCCGGCGAGCCGATCGGCTGCATTCGCAGAGTGATTGTGAGCTGGAAACCGCCGGGCGCTGACGATGGTCGGATCGCTGGGAACAGCGAAATCAGCAGGGATTAGCAATGGCGAACGAGCGAACCACGTCTGAGGTCGGTGATAGCAGCGAAGCTACCTTATGGCCGGCCGATCAGGTCGAACGCTGGCCGGTCGGCAAGCTGATCTTGAACGCCCGCAACGCGAGAACACACTCAGAGGCGCAGGTCGATCAGATCGCGGCATCCATCCATGAGTGGGGCTGGACCTGTCCGATCCTGGTCACCGAGCAGGGCGTCGTCATCGCCGGCCACGGGCGGCTGCGCGCCGCAGGCAAGCTTGGTCTGACAGAGATACCGGTGATGGTGGCGAAGGGCTGGAGCAAGGCCCAGATTCAGGCTTATGCGCTCGCCGACAACAAGCTGGCGCTTAACGCCGGCTGGGATGCCGACATTCTTGCCCTGGAGATAGCCGAGCTTCAGGAGATCGGCTTCGATGTTGACCTGATTGGATTTGATGAGGCCGAACTCATCGCGCTGGCCTCCCATGGAGCGGGCGGCCTGACCGATCCCGATGACATCCCGGCCGTTCCAGCCGAGCCGGTCTCGCGCACCGGCGACCTATGGCGCCTGGGGCGGCACCGGCTGCTGTGCGGCGACAGCACGCTCGCCGCCGACGTGGCCAGGGTTCTCGACGATGTCAGTCCGCGTCTGATGGTGACCGACCCTCCCTACGGCGTCGACTACGACCCGGGTTGGCGCACCCGAGCCGGTCTGAAGCACAACAAAGAGAAGCTTGGCAAAGTCGCCAATGACAATCGCGCGGATTGGCGCGAAGCCTGGGCGCTGTTTCCGGGCTCGGTCGCCTATGTGTGGCATGCCGGCCGTTATGCCAGCACCGTGCAGGACTCGCTCGTGGCTGAAGGGTTCGACGTCCGGTCACAGATCATCTGGGCCAAGGACCGTTTTGCCTTGAGCCGCGGTCACTACCATTGGCAGCACGAGCCGTGCTGGTATGCCGTGCGCAACGGGCCGGCGAACTGGAACGGCGACCGCAAGCAATCGACGCTATGGCAGATCCCGGCACGAGAGGGCACCGGCTTCGAACATGGCACGCAAAAGCCGGTCGAGTGCATGAAGCGGCCGATCGAGAACAACTCCTCGCCGGGCCAGGCCATCTACGAGCCGTTCTCGGGATCGGGCACCACGATCATCGCCGCCGAGGTCACCGGCCGATCCTGCCATGCCGTCGAACTGATGCCGCAATACGTCGACGTTGCGGTTGAGCGCTGGCAGGCGTTCACGGGCGAGAGCGCCCGCCTGGAGGCGGACGGCCGGAGCTTTCCTGCGGTTGCGGCGGAGCGCCAGGGTCAGAAATGAGCCGCCGCGCCCACCAGCCAGACCCGGCCCTGCGCCGGCAGGTCGAAACCCTGGCCGCCTACGGCATCCCGGAAACCGACATCTCGCGCGTCGTGGATATCGATCCCAAGACGTTGCGCAAGCACTACCGTGAGGAACTCGACCTCGGCACAACCAAAGCCAACGCCCAGGTGGCGGGGTTTCTGTTCAATTCGGCGCGCAATGGCAACGTTACCGCGCAGATCTTCTGGTTGAAGACTCGCGCCTCCTGGAAAGAGACGCCCTCGGAGCACCATCACATCAGTGCTGTGGGGACCTTCGATGTCCATGAAATGTCGGATGAAGCGTTGGAGCGAATGGTCTTTGGGCAGCCTGTCCGATTGCCGAACATGTCCAAGTTGGAGCGGAGCAGCGTGCTTGCCCCGGTGCTCCGAGCCATCGTCGATGCATCCCCGACCAAAGAGCCTGACGCGGCGGAGTGACATAGGAATCCGACTCGCGTACCCGAACAGCCACTTCGCGAGGCAACAGCGAGCGGGTGATCTTTAGCACAGCTCAATGAGGGAACTCCCGGGGAACTCGGGAGGTGGCAGGGGATTATATTTGGCAGAGCCGGTAGCCCCTCGATGATGATTCTGCGCTTCCTTTTGTTAACAGCAGTTTTCGGCGCAGGCGCGGCGACGGCGACTTATTTTACGCGCACCGTTGGGCCAGCCAGCGCGCCGGTCGCGGTCCGGTCAGCCGCGACACTTTCACCACGACAGCCAGCCCCGCAGCTCGCGCCCCACAACACAGAACCCGCGCCGCGACGGGAAGTCCGCGTCATTCCGATTGTGCGTCCCGAAAGCGAAACCACCGGAGGCCCAGCGGCAGAGCAAGAAGCCCATGCGGCCGAGCCCCCCGAAGCAGCACCCACGCAGCCGCAGTGCGATCGACGCGCTTGTAGCCGCGCGTACCAGTCGTTCGATGCGGCCACCTGCAGCTATCAGCCTTCCCGCGGGGGCCCCCGCCGGCTTTGCAGGAAATAGCAGCCTGCGCAGCTGCGGCTGTAAAGGCCGCACAGCGGCCCACAGTCGCGCACGGGCCCGCCATTTTGAACCGCCCCCGCAACAGGCTCGAGATGGTCCTTTGTGGGGCTCCGCGCGCGCACGCCGCGGCACTCAGCAACGCCACGCGCGTTCGCTGTTGCAACACGCATTAAGCAACATCATCGCGCCGAAATCAGCAATGACATTGCTGTGGTTGAGCGTTCATACAAACGGCAAACGGTGGTATGCGGTTTGTATGGAAAGCGCGATTGCCTACCTCAGGGTTTCGACCAGGCAACAGGGGCAATCGGGACTTGGCCTCGAGGCTCAGCGCGCCGCCATCGTCCGCTTTGCCGAGGCCGATGGCCTGACGCTCCTTGGCGAATACATCGAAGTGGAAACCGGCAAAGGTTGCGATGCGCTGGACCGCCGGCCGCAGCTTGCCGCTGCTTTGGCTGCCGCGCGTGCAGCGAAGTGCAGCGTACTCGTTTCCAAGCTCGATCGATTG